ACCCAAGCAGCCAAAACTCTGGAGCACTTCCCAAGTGGCAGAGCAACTGCAGATTTCCACCGCTCAAGCTCGCAACCTTCTAGGCATGGTGCCAGTGGCAAAGCGAACACCCAGAGGAGACAAGTTCTACAAGATTGAGGATGTAAAGACTGCCCTCACCAACACCAGGCAATCTGGCAATCATGCAGAGGAAGGCAGCAGAGAGTGGTATGAAGTGGAGAAGCTCAAGAGGCAGGTGGACAAACTCGACCATGAGCTGGACACCATCAAGGCAAAGGTTATCCCAATCGATGAAGTGAGAGCACAAGTGATGAAGCTGGCACTGGAGTTCCGCAAGACCCTGGACGAAATGGAAAGCAAACTACCTCCCATGGTCAGCGGCATGCAGCCCCAAGACATTCAAGCAATTATTAGAGACTACAATAGAGCATTGAGGCAGACGCTTAGAGAGGCACATGGAGAGACTCGTTGACCAATGTGTCCTTGATGCACTCTCGGACAGAGATGAGGGCAGCATTGCAGACTGGGCTTTGCACAATGTGCGTCTGCGTGAATCACCCTACGGTGGACAGTTCCAGGCATCAGAAACTCCATGGTTAATTGAACCACTCTCAGCCCATGCAGACCCTGCCTGCCAGACGGTAGTGCTCAACTGTGCTGCTCAAACAGGAAAGACAGTGAGCATGTCAGTGGCTACTGCCTGGAGTCTCTCCCAGGCACCCAGCCCACACATGACAGTCTTTCAGGACGAGAGCTCAGTGAGGGACTACTCCAAGGAAAGACTCACACCCCTGCTTGAGTCATGTGAAGCACTCAAGGGACAGTGGCCAAAAGACAGACACCGCAAGACAATTCAAGAGGTCTTTTTCCATTCCTGCACTCTCAAGCTGGGACCAGCAAACAATAGTTTTCTGCGCTCCTGGAGTATCCGCTTTTTGTATTGTGATGAGGTCTCTGCTTGGCGGCCTGGTATGCTTGCCAGGGCTAAAGCAAGGACCACACGCTACTGGAATAGAAAGCACTGGTTCTCGAGCACACCTGAGCTTGTAGGGGATGACTTTGACACAGAATACAAGTCAGGCACCTGTGAAGTCTGGAACCTTAAATGCCAAGGTTGCGGCAAACTCTTTGCACCCTCCTTTCACGACACCATACGCTGGAAGAGCAATGAGACCACTAAGCCTGGAGGCACATGGAACTATGAGGAAGTAGCCAAGACTGTGACCATGGTCTGCACACATTGCGAGCATGAGCACACCAACACAGAGGCTACATGGAGAGGCATGGTGCAAGGTGGTTACGTTGCCACCAATGACAACCCCACACCCAGGGTGAGAAGTTTCAACTTCTCGCAGCTCACACTGCCTCCCAGTGTCATGCCCTGGTCCGATTTGTGCGTGGAGTTCTTGAAAGCAAAACAGCATGCAAGTGCTGGATACACCCAACCTCTGAAAGAGTTTGTGACCTTGCGCCTTGCAGAATCATGGCAGCCCAGCATGCACGTGGAGACCCAGAAAATTGAGGTCTCTGATGCCTACAGACCAGATGACGCCTGGGAGGAGGAGCATACCAGATTCATGACAGTAGATTGTCAGCACTACCTGGAGGAGTTCTTCTGTGTTGTCAGGGCATGGTCAAAGGACGGTGCAAGCAGACTGCTAACATTCAAGCGTGTATCCTCATTTGAAGAGGTGGAGGAACTCAGAAAAGAGTTTAGCGTAGCACCTCAAAGGACATTTGTGGACGTTGGATACATGCGCTCCAGGGTCTGCTCTTACCTTGGCAAGTATGGATGGATAGGGCTCAGAGGAGAAGATGTGATTGATTACGCTCACAGTGTAAATGGACACTCTGTGCGTAGGCTTTACTCAAAAGCTACCAGGGTATCATCCACTGGCAGAGTGGCACCTCCTGTTTTTCGTTGGTCCAACCCCAGCACCAAGGACATTCTTGCAGGCATGAAGGCAGGCAGGGCAGCCCAACCATGGGAGGTCTGCAAGCTACCTGATGACATTGCAGAGGAGTATGCCAAGCAATTGGACTCTGAACGCAAGAAAGAGGTCATCGACAAACATGGCAGAACACATCTGCGCTGGGTCTCCTTCAGGGGCAACCATGGATGGGACTGTGAATGCATGCAGGTAGTTGCAGCCAGCATTGCCAAGCTCTTGACCTCTCATTAACACCCCCCTTCACCTATCAGGTGAAACACTTTGCAGAACCTATATATATGGGTGACCTGCGTCCTTTCCTAAGATTACAGAGTGACACGTGGCTGAATACGTTGAAACAACGTGTTGCGGATGCCGTGTTGTCTGGTGCAGTTACCACCTCTTTCACCAATGCTTCACAGTCAGGCTCAAGGGAGCAAGTGCTCCCTACTGCAGAACTCTCTGCACAGTTGACAGATGTGCTCTTTGAAAAGGGCCTTGTTACTGGCACTAAACCATCACGCATGACCTTTGCCAGGTTCACCCGTTAATATGGAACTTTTCGACCAACATGGCAGGGTGCTTGACCTGCAAAAGCCCAAAAAGAAAGCCTACCTGGGCAACTACTACAGAGGCACTGAGCAATCCAGATACCGCTCATATTCTCCACATGTAGCCAATGATGCAGCAAATAACCTGACACGCAGTGAACGCAAGTCATTGATGGGGCATGCCAGACACCTGCACTCCAATAATGGATTAGTCAGAGGCTCAGTGGCAGACCTCACACGCTACTCCATAGGCAGTGGCTTGAGACCTCAATCACTCTCTGAGCAGGCAAAGGAATATGAGTCCTATTGGCAGGAGTGGTCCAAGGTCTGTGATACCTCAAACCAGTTCTCCTTTGAACAGTTGCAACAGGTGGTTTCAAAGCGGATGGACATTGATGGTGACATTGGAGTCATCCTGGTGGGCAGTGGTTCTACATTTCCTCAATTGCAACTGGTGGAGAGCCACCGCATTGAGAGTGAGGAATACAACCGCAATGAGCATGACGGTGTGAGGGTCAACGCAGCAGGCAGACCCGTAGCATATGAGGTCAAGGATGGAGATGCCTACAGAAGCATCTCTGCTAACAATTTCGTTTTACTTCACGATACAGACAGAGTTTCACAACTCAGGGGCATGACTGCCCTGGTGCATGCCATTGCTCACTTGCGTGACATGGATGACCTGCTGGATTACGAGAAAATCGGTACGAAGACCCAGTCCAGCATTGGACTAGCTATCACTACCGCAGGTGGATTAGCAGATGATGGAACTGCACTCATTGAGGACGGTTACACAAGCGCAGACACAGGGGACATCCCTTGGCAATCCATGGAACCAGGGATGATTCCGAGATTGAAAAGTGGAGAAAGCATAGAGGCTTTTGCAGGAAACAGACCCAGTCCCACTTTTGTTGGATTCATTGAGCACCTAATCAGAGAAACTGCTGTGGGGCTTGGACTGCCCATGGAGTTTGTGTGGGACACAAGCAAAGGAACTGGTGCCAGTTCAAGGTTCGTTCTCGAGAAAGCGCAACGCAGATTTGAAGAGCGACAGGCACTCATCGCCAACAAGCTGTGCAACAGAATTTACACCTGGGTCATTGCTCGAGGCATCAAGCGTGGAGACCTGCCATCATCAGACAACTGGTGGAAAGCCAGATGGATGGGTCCCAAGAAAATCACCGTAGACCTGGGCAGAGAGAGCAAGGCAAACCATGACTCACTAAAGCTGGGCTTGAGGACCATGGCTCAGGATGTGGGGGAGCTAGGCTATGACTGGCAGGAGGTCAGGACACAGGTAGAGACAGAAGCAGTGGACCTGCTGGAACGAGCACAGAAACTTTCAGAGCAGTATGACATATCCATGCAGACTGCCATGCACCTCTTGTCCCAAAGAACACCCAACCCGATTTTTGATGAAAGCGCAACTGCACCACAAACTGATTAACGAGCCCTGGGCAATCAAACCTGAATTCCATTCTGCCTTGCAGGCATCAATGGAAGCATACGGGGATGACGATGAATACATGACATCTCCTGCACCGCAGGAGGTCGATGGCGTAGGCATTGTGCACATTCATGGAGTGCTCGGCAAAGGTTTGAGCCCATTTGAAAAAATGATGGGCATGACTGACTATGATGACATCTGGGCCCAGGTTCAGGAAGCAGAGGCATCTCCGAATGTAACCACCATCCTGCTGCACATAAGCTCTCCAGGAGGAACCATCACAGGACTGCCTGAACTGGCAGAGAAACTCAG